CAGCCCCGACCGCAACGGGTCGCCCCACCGCGCCACCTCTCTTGCGCGGTGGGTTTTGATATGCGGGTGTAGTAAGGAAGTTGCCTGCCGCCCTGATCCCCCAGTGGCAGGCAAGCCGGTTCGATTCCGGCCACCCGTGCAAGAACAAAAAGCAGAAGGGAGAAGAACAATGAAATGGTACTACATGACGTTCAGGTGCAGGCTGTGCGGGAAGACCTTCACCAACGGCGGAACTAGTGATAAAGAGACAGCCTGGACCGCAACGGCAAATGCGGCGTTTTCCGCCAGTGGAATTGGGCCGTTGAAGAAACTTGAAAACCAACCGCTTGTGCATGAAACGCATTGCTGCGAAGACGGCAGTTTCGGCGTTACGGATTTTCTGGGAATGAAGTGGGCAGAAGATGGCGAAATTGTGGCAGATTATTTGATCGGCAGCAGCCCGTGCCAGGACTTACCCCATAAAGCAAGGTGGGGTGACAAGAAGTGATCCACCTTGGAGATATCACAAAGATACATGGCGACCAGATAGAACCCGTGTATTGCATCACCTTCGGTAGCCCATGCCAAGACCTTTCCATTGCTGGGCGGCGGGCGGGACTTGCGGGAGAACGGTCGGGATTGTTCATGGAAGCAGTTCGGATCATCAAAGAAATGAGGAGGGCGACACATGGAAGTTATCCAGTTGTCGTTATTTGGGAAAATGTTCCCGGAGCGTTCAGTTCAAACGGCGGAGAAGACTTCCGCGCCGTGCTGGAAGAACTTGCCCGCGTGGAAGAACCGGACGCTTCAATTCCTAGACCTCCGAGGGGGGGGCAGATGGAGCAAAGCCGGAGCAATTGCCGGAAATGGATGGTCCTTGGCTTGGCGACAGCTCGACGCTCAATATTGGGGAGTGCCCCAGAGAAGAAAACGTATCGCTCTTGTCGTGGATTTTGCAGGTGGACGTGCCGGAGAAATACTATTTGAGCGCGAAAGCTTGCCGGGGCATCCTGACCAGAGCATCCCGACGTGGCAAGAAGCTGCAAGAACTGCTGGAAACCGCCCTGCTGGAAATGATCGAATGGTGGGCCAGCAGGGGGGGCAAGCCTACACCTTGAAAATCCGGTCAGGCTGTGCCGGGGGCGGCAAAGGTGCACTGGTGCAGACCGAAAAAACAGGAACACTTTCGACGCTACAGGATCAGACCCTTTTTCAGCCGGTCTATTGCCTGGCAGGAAACATTATTGATCGCTCTGAAACGGCCGGCACAAATGGTTCCGGCGTGAAGGAAAACCAGAGCTACACGCTGAACACTGTTGACCGTCCAGCAGTAGCGTATAAGGTCTTTGATGCACGGGGAAACGGTGATGGCAAGACAGTGCCGACCATTACCGGAGACCATGAAAGCAGAGTGACGGACTACACAGCCATCATAACTGAGCGTCAGACATTCAGCGAACAGTCTTACAGCTACTACAAAAAAAGCGACAAATGTTCAACCATGAAAGCAAAAGCCGGGAATGTTGGAAATGGTAGCGAGTGTCTAATTGCAGAGAAAACTATTCACTGGATCGTCCGGCGGCTGACACCGACAGAATGTGAGCGGTTGCAGGGCTACCCGGATGGATGGACGGACATTGGAGAGTGGACTGACACCAAAGGAAAAAAGCATAAGCCGGCAGACAGCCCACGCTATAAAGCACTGGGAAATTCCATTGCGTTGCCGCAGTGGTTCTGGATTGCCCAGAAAATGAAGCGATACCTTCCAGCGGGCGCAACGCTGGGAAGTCTGTTTGACGGAATCGGTGGCTTTCCTCTAGTGTGGGAGACTACATACGGGAAAGGCACGGCACGCTGGGCAAGTGAAATAGAAGAGTTTCCAATCGCGGTGACGAAAAGGAGGTTTGGAAATGACAGCGAAAATGAAGGCGATTCTGGTACTGTTCTTTGCAGCGGAAATTGTCAATGCCACAAAAGTTGCGGTGATGCAGAGACGCATTGATGATCTGGAAGGACAGCGCATTATCTATTCCGCCCGTCTGGCAAACTGGCAGGACAGAGCAATTCAGGATGAAGAAGTTATCGACCAGTTACAGACTGCCGCCAATGAAAATGCCCTGCCGGATGGGCTGACAAAGGAATATGCCGGGAAATTTCTGTGTACGGCGTACTGCACGGAAGAATACCCGCACATTTGCGGAGAAGGACACGGCATCACCGCCAGCGGCGCACCGGTGACGGCGGGGCTGACCGTTGCGGCAGACGAAAGCCTGCCATTTGGAACGGTTCTGTACATAGAAGGCATTGGCGTGCGCGTTGTGCAGGATCGCGGTGCAGCTATTCAGGGCAACAAGCTGGACGTGGCTGTTTCTGGCAACCATGAGGATGCGCTGAACTGGGATGGATACGGTGAACACCGGGTCTGGATCATAATGGGGGAGTAGAATGCGCGAAGGGATTGAACGCAAATCCTGTCCGGTTTGCGGTGGACAAATCGTAGTGTCAGATTTTTGGATGTTTTCTTATGACCGGTTACTTGGTAAGCATGGAAAACTTCTAAAGAAAAGGACGAGAAGCATATCGGGTCCGATGGGATGTCAGACAGCGTGCTGTCTGGATTGCAAAGAAGTGTGGAATGCCGACGAGTTCATGATAGACGAAGAAGATCGATTTGTGGACTTCAAAGATAGGGGAAATGGCTAAAAACATGGATCATAAAGTAAAAATCGGAAAGATAGAAGCGACCGGAATTTTCGCGGCGCTGGTGATCGCGGCAGCTGTTCTCTGGCTGGTGGCGGCTGTGCTTGTCCCGGCGGCGCTGGTGAAATTCTGCTGGCTGTATTTGATGAGGTAAAAAAATGAATTGCGATATTTGCAGAGCAAGGGAACGATGTGTACTGTATGTGCAGCCGGGATCGTTCATGTGCGCACTCTATCGGTTGCAACAGAGTTTAGAGGGAGAAGGCCAACCGCAACCTAAGCCGACGTTTTGCCCGTATTGCGGGAAACCGCTAAAAATCATTGGCGCGGAACGCTTTTGCACAAATATGGAATGCGTGAACAGATACCAGCCTACGGGGAAATGAGCGTAGACAAAGCGTGGAGCCGCCCGACGCGGCGGCTTCTTTTTATATGAGCATGGGACAGGCCCCACCCGGTTCAAGCCCGGAAGTGCCCACCGACAGAAAAAATAAATAGAAGGGAGCAAACGATGGCAAAGTTCAGTATCATGCTGTTTGGCATTGACAGCTATACGAAGGAAAATTTGTATCTGCCGTATAAGCTGGAAGCAAGAAATGCGAACGCGGCGCTTCGTGAAGCACGGATGCGCGCAATGACTTTCTATCCGAGGTTCAAGGAAACGGATAAACCTGACGTGGAGGTGGTGAAAAGATGAAACTTTCTGCACTGGCTGCCCAGATCAAGAACTGCGGTCATTGTGAGGTAATCAACAACGGCGGCAGAATTTTTGTCGGCACGGGGAGTGCCTTTTACTGCATGGATGGATACCCCAGAACACAGGACGCGGGAGAGCTGGGAGCTATGCTGGGCATTCCGCAGAAGAAGATGAAGAACATCTTCTACCACGAAAAATGCACCATCGACGGAAAACTGTACGGCGTGAGGTGGGATGACGAGCCGGTACATGAAGGAACTACCTCTGAAATCAAGACGCGAATCGTTATCAACGGAGAAGAGCTTATCGCGTTGCGAAATCCTGACGGCAGCGTCGGGTTCATTCGGTCAGAACTGCTGAAACCGGTGGAAGGCGAGCTGAACAAGGAATTTGCGCAGATTTGTGTACGCCCTACCAATCAGGATTGCCGGTTTATCTATGCTGTGAAGGACGGAATGATCCTTCGGGCATTGGTCGCGCCTATGAATATCAAAGATGACGTGGCGAATGATCTGGACGAAATCATAGCAGAGCTGATGTCGAGACGGCAGAGGCAGATCGTTGAAAAGATGCACGATGACTTGCAGGACTTGGCTGCCCAGGAAGGGGCGGAGAAAGGAAAGGCAAATGATTGAAACGGGAACGAGATATCGTTGCGACCGGTGCAAATTCACTGTATTCGTGGAAGATGAAGGCGTAAGTAAAACAGAGAAAGATAGAATTGCAAAGAAATGGACTGTAGTACCTGGCACCGCTGGCGAAAAGGTTGCACTTTGTCCAGACTGCCTTAATGACTACAAACTCCGGTACGACAAAATGTTTGAAGAGTTCAAGAAGGAGAGATAAAGAATGGACGCTGTAGAAAAAGATGTCCGCTTGCTGGTTAAAAAGGAGCTGAAAGCAGCAAACCAGAATTTTCCGATGTTCCATAGTGCGCATGAAGGCTGGGCGGTGGTCCGGGAGGAAATGAGCGAAACGGAAGTGGAACGTTATCTGCTGGACAGGTGGATTGAAGAACGCCTGTGGAACGAAGTCAAGGCGGACCTGCAAATTCCGAAAGAGGACCTGAAGGAAATGCAACACCGGGCTGTTCATATGGCGGTTGAAGCAATCCAGCTGGCAGCAATGATCTGCAAGCTGGAACGGAGTCAGCGCCGGTGGCCGAAAAAGATGGAACAACTTTTCTAAAGAAAGGCGGAAAACATCATGAACTTGACCAAAGAAACCATCGAAAAGGCCGTCAACTGGTGGGTGGAAAAAGTGACTGCCAACCAGCCGCATAGCAATGGGGATAACGGCTACACGTCTATTGTGACGTGTCTCCTTGCGGATTCTATGGTAAAGAAAATCTCAAAGAAACAGGTTGAAGTTTTCAAAAAAGAACTGGCAATGAGGATTGAGGAAGAAGCAAAGGCGTGGACAGAAATCTCCATTGGGTGCGACTATGGGCCATGCGTGATGCTGGAACAGGCTGCTCTTGAAGCAGGTATTCCGGCTTCAAATTTCCCATTCAAGACG